AACGTGGAAGACGCCATCTTGGCGCGTTGGGAAGACGCTGAGGAAACTCAGCCATCAGAAGACGACAGCGAAGAGGCAACCTCAGAAATCGAAGAAGAGACTGTCGATGACGAGGGCGAAGAGGAACTAGACCCAGATGAACTTGAAGAGGCAGATGAAGACCCCGAAGAAAGCGAAGAAGCTGAAAGTGATGAGGACGAGGACGAAAGTGAAGGTGACGATCCAGTTGTGGATGATGACACTGAAGTCGAAATTCTCGTCGATGGCGAAACGCATCGGGCATCTATCAAAAGTCTCAAGAGATTGTTCGGGGTTGAGAAGAGCCTCACACGCAAGTCTCAAGAAGTCGCCAAACAGCGCAAGGAAGCTGACAACGCAATTCAAAAGAACCAAGTGGTTTTTGATCGATTGCTTCAACAAGCTCAGGAACGATACAAGCCGTATCAAGACGTTGATATGCTCGTTGCATCCAAGTCGATGTCTGCGGAAGATTTTGCTCAACTACGCAAAGAAGCTGCGGAAGCCTACAAGGACGTGCAATTCCTGACCGAAGAAGCTGATAGCTATTTCGGGGAACTCCAAGCACAGCAACAGACAGCCATGAAAGAAGCTGCCAAGGAATGTGTGAAGGTTCTCAACGAACAGATCCCTGAGTGGTCCAATGAGATGTACAGCGACATCAGGTCGTATGCCATTTCACAAGGATTACCCGAAGAACAGGTGAACCAGTACGTTGACCCTGTAGTGATACAGATACTCAACAAGGCACGTTTGTTCGACGAGGGTCGCAAAGTAGCAACCGTGAAGAAAAAACAGACAGCCAAGAAGAAAGTGCTGCGTTCGAAGAAAGCGCCGCCGAACGAGGTTGTCAGGAAGCAAGCAGCGAACGCCAAAGCGCGTGAGAAGATGCGAGCCTCCAAAGACTTGGACGATATTGCGGATGTCCTCCTTTCACGCTGGGAAGCATAGAAACCCAACGCTAATAGAGAGGAATAAATCCCATGAGCGTATTTTCCACTTACGACCAGGTGGGTAAAGCTGAGGACGTGTCTGACGTAATTACAGACATTTCGCCAACCGATACCCCAATGGTCACACTGATTAAGCCGCAGAAAGTTTCTGCGCGGGTCTACGAATATCAGACCGACAGCCTTGCAGCAGCCGCTGACAACAAGGCCATCGAGGGTGCAGACGCATCAATGGCAACGCTTACAGCGACAACCATGATCACTGGCAACACCCAGATCCTGACCAAAGCCTCAACCTTGAGGGCCGCAGCGTAGCAATGCGTTGACGAAAACCGTGTGAACTCAGGGAAACCCCTAACGAAACAGACGAGGGCAATCCTGAGCCAAGCCGCGAAAGCGGAAGGTGCAACGACTATCCAGCAATGGAGTAGGGCCAAGTGGTCCGAAGCGCACGGCATCCCCAGTGGATGATGATATAGTCTGCTCTCACAGGAAACTGTGAGCTGCCGAAAGGCGGTCTGTAGCTAACGAAAACAGGCGAACATACTTAGGTCATGGTGTCAGCCACAGCCGATGTCATAAAAACATACGGCCGTGCAAAGGAAACTGCGTTGAATTTGGTAGCGTAGTATAAACCCTGTGAATTGCTGGGAAACCCTAAGGGGCAATCAGCAGCCAAGCCGTGAAAGCGGAAGGTTCAGAGACTATCCGACAGGAGTACACTCAAGTGAGTGGAAGCGCAGGGGTCTGCAACCCGCAGACATGATATAGTCCGATCTGATGGGCATAACCATCAGCAGCCGAAAGGCGATTTGAGCATAACGACCTCAAATGAACATGAATGACCAACTTGGTCGCGCGTTGAAAGAAATCAAGCGTGATCTGGAATTTGCGTATGTCGGTCAAGACAACGCAGCCGTAACCGGCAACGACTCAAACACAGCACGTGAAATGGACTCAGCCACGCAGCTCATCCACTCAAGTGTGTCTGTTGATGCCGGTTCCAACTCAACCGATGCGATGACAGAAGCAAAACTTCTGGATGTCCATCAGGCTCTGTACGCAGCCGGAGGTGACCCTTCGATCCTGATGATCAAACCAGCCGATTCAGAAATCGTCGCTGGCTTTACTGGTTCAGCAGGACGGACACGAAACTTCAACGATGAAACCAAGACGCTGACCAATGTGGTTGACATCATGGTGAACCCATACGGCACGTTGAAGGTTGTCCTCAACCGTCACCAGCTTACCACCCACGCCTTCTTGCTTGACCCCACAATGTGGCGGTCTGCCGTACTGCGTCCGTTCTCACGGACACTGTTGGCCAAGAACGGTGACTCTGACCGCCATTTCGTGGTCGGGGAATACGGCCTCATGCACCTGAATCCAAAAGCATCAGGCATGTTGACCGGCCTTTCCTAAGGCCGTGAACTGATAGGAGTGGGGGGAGCAACAGCTTGGTTTGCTCTCCTTACAAGCTGCCCCTCACATCCTTCATCCAATCCCACCAAGGAGAAATGAATGACTGACAAGGTCAACCTTGTCGGCGTCAGTACCGACTATGGTGCAGACGCTGACGGTGTCTTTCGACACCACACCCAAGAAATTCCGACTTCCTTCCTCGACACCCTCAAAGAACAGCGAAACGAAAGCACGAAAACCCGTGAAGGCGACTTCATGCGCGTGGCTTCCATTCCGACTGTGATCGTCGAGAAGTGGATGCGTGAGGGGTTCAACATCATGGATGGCGAACACTCCGCAGCAGAAATCGTCAAAAGGCTCAAGGCCGAAAACCTCGATGCCTTCCTTACCACGGAGAAACAAGTCTGATGGCTACCGGCAAAAAGTTCAGCAAGAAGGTCAAGACCGCCTCAGGTCGGACCAAAACTGTGCGCTACGGCGCCAAGGGTTACAGCATCGCACCCAGCACCAAGCGTGGCGACAGTTACTGCGCCAGATCAGCCGGTCAAATGAAGAAACACCCCAAAGCCGCAAAAGACCCCAACTCACCTCTGCGTCTGTCTCGCAAGAAATGGAAATGCAGCGGTTCGAAATCACGCAGGAGCAAATGAAATGCCATACGTCATGGGCAAAAAGTACCCCTACACGAAAGCCGGAAAGAAGAAAGCTGCCGCCGCTAAGAAAAAGGCGATGACCCGCAAGAAGGGACGCAAATCATGAGGAAACCAAAACGTGGCCTCTACGCCAATATCCACGCCAAGAAGAAGAGGATCGCGGCTGGTTCGGGTGAGAAAATGCGTAAGCCAGGAACAAAGGGTGCGCCAACAGCCGCTGCGTTTCGCGCGTCTGCAAAGACGGCGAAACCGAAGAAAAAACGAAAGAGCAGGGCATAGATCATGAATTATGGCGACCTCAAATCACACTTCAACGACCTTCTCAACAGGTCGGATATCACCACAGCGTTGACCACTCGCTTCATTGATCAAGGGATCGCCAGAATACAACGTCAACTCAGGATTCCAGCGAACGAGAAAGTCCAGACTTACACACTGTCTGCTCAGACATCCACGATCACCGTTCCTACAGACTTTCTTGAAATCATCTCGCTGTACCACACCAGCAACGAGCTGGAACGTGTGTCGATGAGACGGTTCAGAGAATTGTCAGCGAATGTGTACACCGGCAAGCCCCAGTATTTTTGCCGGCAGCAGGAGAAACTTCAAATCTACCCAGAGCCAACCTCTGGTGACCTCGTCCTCTACTATTACGGCGAGTTTCCGACCATGACCGCTGACAGTGACGAAAACGTCCTAGCGCAGATTGCGCCAGATTTGATCATTTACTCCGGCCTCACATACAGCGCCGACTATTACCTTGATGAACGTGCGGAGCTGTTTGAGCAGAAGTATCAAACATTCCTGACTGAGCTTCAGGAACAAGCGAATGATCAAGAGCTTCAAGGCGGCACACAAGCCATCCTTCCAGCCTACAGCTACCAGGGAGAATAATGATGAGCAAATCAGGCTTCTTCCAGACATCCGGCTCAACAGCATCTGCTCAGAACACAATCCAAGGTTCTGTCGACGCAGCAGCTGCTTCGGCCACAGCAGCAGCCTCTAGCGAAACCGATGCACAAACTGCACAGTCAGCAGCTGAAGCTGCTCGTGACGCCGCGCAAACAGCCCAGACAGCAAGCGAAAGCGCAAGAGACACCTCAGTTTCTTCAGCATCAGCTGCCTCGACCAGCGCAGCAACTGCGGCATCATCGGTCGACACCAAATTCGCTGCAATCACAACGACCACAACAACCGGCAGCGCAGGGTCTAACGCAGCTGTCAGCTACAACACGGGCAACACCCGCTTCGACTTCACCGTCCCAGCTGGTGCGACTGGCCCGACCGGACCCACCGGACCCACCGGACCTACTGGTTCGCAAGGCAACACAGGAAATACAGGAGCCACAGGACAGACTGGGCCAACAGGACCAACAGGACCCACTGGACTAACAGGACCAGCAAGCACAGTCGCCGGACCAACAGGCCCGACCGGACCCACAGGGCCAACTGGACCAACTGGGCCAGCAAGCACAGTCGCCGGACCAACAGGGCCAACTGGAGCAACAGGGCCAACAGGACCGACCGGAGCCACAGGACCAACAGGACCAGCCGACACATCGGCATTGGCCTTCGCTATAGCATTAGGATGACCACACAATGGCAAACGCATTTAAGAATAAGACGAGCAGGGGGATTGGTACTGCCCTGACTGCCATTGGCAGCTACACAGTACCCTCATCAACAGAGACGACGGTCATTGGTTTGACCATAGCAAACACGACCTCCAGCCAAATCACAGTCGATGTAACGCTGAATGATGGTTCGAACGACACCTTCATCGTTGACGAAGCCCCTATCCCAGTCGGCTCAAGCCTCGTGGTGATCGGCGGTGACCAGAAGGTCGTCCTAGAACCAACGCACAGCATCAAGGTCAAATCATCAGCCTCAAGCAGCTGCGACGTGGTCATGAGTATCTTGGAGATTACATAGGATGGGAACTTACATCGGAGTTGACGTCGATACCGTAGGACCAACCGGACCAACCGGACCTACAGGACCGACTGGGCCAACAGGCCCTACAGGAGCGGCTGGTGCGGACAGCACCGTTGCTGGACCGACAGGGCCAACTGGAGCCGCAGGTCCCACCGGACCAACAGGACCAGCCGGTGCTGATGGAAACGACGGTGCGACTGGCCCTACAGGACCCACCGGACCGACAGGGCCTACCGGCCCGACTGGTGCTGACAGTACCGTTGCTGGCCCAACAGGACCAACCGGACCACAAGGACCCGCAGGACCAACAGGACCAGCCGGTGCTGATGGAAACGATGGCGGCACAGGACCAACCGGACCAACTGGCCCACAAGGCCCTGCTGGAAACAACGGTGGAACAGGTCCAACAGGACCCACGGGTCCGACAGGGCCGACTGGTCCATCAGGACCGACAGCAGGAAACATCAACGGCAATCTGGTTCTCTACTCCGAAGGCTCAAACAGCCACCGTGTGAATGTAAGGCAGGGATCAGCGAAGGTTTGGCACAGCTATGTTGGCACAGGAACTGTAAGCACAAATGACAGCTACAATGTCTCAGCATTAGCCGATCTTGGCACGGGTCATTATCGCACCAGCTTTATCAACAGCACCCAAAATGCAGGCTACAGCGTAACAACTTCCGCTAATTTCAATGACTCGCAATGTGATATCGCTGGGGTTGTAAGCAGAGCAACGACAAGTTGTAACACTGATTGTATGCACGACGATGGTGGCGCACGGGACATGGCGGATGTCTATCTGACATTGCACGGAGACTTGGCATAATGACTAGCTACATAGGACCTCAATTCAAGATCGTCGGACCTACTGGCCCAACAGGACCCACAGGACCAACCGGATCACAAGGACCAACTGGTGCAACTGGC